ATCCGGCCTCGCGCTTTTGCGCGGTTCTGGGTATTGCTTTCTCCTTCGGGAGTAATGTCGATAGTGACTGGGGCATAGGTTTGCTTAATCTCCTGTAATGCTTTCATCACTTCATCTTTACTCATGGAGTCGATACTGCCGTGACGAACCTCGCTTTTGCTGACATAAATGTCACCTTGTGCTTGCCCCCGTCTATACTCAGCTTGAACAGCCGCCGAAAAGGCTCCGTTCTCTAACGCCGCATCTCTAATAGTTTGTAAGTCTCTAATGTGGCGTCTGTAGTTGATACCAAACTTTTCATCTAGCTCATCTCGATAAGCTTTGATTGCGGCCACAACGTGAGGACAAATATGTGGGTTTGTCATTTCGTATGCCCGCGTATGTGCAGAACTTGCAGGATAACCCGCATTGATTGCGGCTTCTCGCATTGTTATCTGGCCGTCTTTCGAAACCAGTTCTTTTACAAAAAGCTCTTGTTTTCTTGTAAGCGGTCTATTCTTCGTGGCCCTTGGTTGTCCAACACCACGTTTTTTCTTTACTGGGACGCTTTTAGCTTTGCTTTGTTTAGTCATGCTCGTACCTAGTTAAATTGAGATAGTTTCCTTTAAAATGCACATTTCTTTATATATAGCCAGAAAAATATTTTTTCGAAAAAAAAACTTTGAGGCCCCTTAACGCACTTTTGCTCTTTGGTTACATAAACTCTGGTTACGTTACATTTTTGTTTTCTACTTTATGTAACTGTTAAGTACCTATATATAAAAGAAAAAACACCGAAAGTTACACGGTTACACCGGTTACGGCATATTTTACAAAAAATATTTTTTTTATTTTTCTCTCTATATAATATAACCGGTGTTAAAAAAGAAACCCGCGGGCCGTGTTCCGTGACCCGCGGGCTATCAAGCATTATCCTTTTTGCATCATTTGGACTTCCAAACTTTCGGCGTTTTCAAAAGAAACATGATCTATCTCTAGCTTGGTTCCTTTTTCGGTGTATTCGTCAGTCCATGCACCTTCATAGATCAGGTATCCGTTCCATTGCGGCTGTTTAACCAAGAACTCAGGATCTCTAAATCCATCCGATTCAAATTTGATTGCGATCTCCCAATTTAAGTCAGGGTGATTTGTTTCAAATTTTAAATAAGTGATTTGATGTTTATTTGTTTTAACAGTTTTTATAATTTTTACCATTTTAAGTCTTTCATTGGTTTAAGATATTGACTCGCGGGTTATGCCCGCGAGTCGTGATTCAATCTTCTTCGAAGTATTCTTTCATGAACTCTTCCATCTCTTCGAACCGTGCTGCTACTTCTTCGATACTGTAGCATCCATGCTCGTCTCTAAGATGATGGTCATTATCCCAAGCAAGATCTTCAGCATGTTGCGGCATGAACACCCACCATGTGCCTCGTTCGTACTCGACGGTAAAGCCATACTTCTTTTTCATCTTATTGATGTATGGCCGCTGTTCATTGTAAGCTAGTTTAGGTTTA